TCCCACGCGATGGCCTTCGCCTGGCGATACAGCGGCGCGATGTACGCGACGCGAGGTCGCTCGCGTTGGCATAGCCACGCGGAGAGGATGAGTCGGATTACGGCGAACACGGTCTTGCCGAACCGCCGGTGACAGAGCAGGAGCCCGAATCGCACGCGATCCAACTCCCGCTGTAACTGTTCCTGGAGGGGGCGAGGCGTGTATGGGATCGTGACGCGAAGCTCGGTATCGCTCCGCACGCCGCGTGTCACTCCGCTCCCTCGGTGGGGTCCTCGGAGCCATCCCGCGGCTCCGCACGCTGTCCCTCCGCACGCTGTCCCGCGAACACGATCGCGGCGAGAAGGTCGAGTTTTCGCGATGGGTCCGCGTTCATTTGGAGCACCTTGCGGATCTCGGAAATCTCTTCGGAACTCTCTTTGTCCGTCGCGCTATCCGCCTCGTCCAACGCGCGACTCTCGTCCTCAACTCTGGTCACCGGATCCTGAGGCATTCTCGTCCCCCTCCACGCGCGGACGCGCGAACTCGAGCACGATCTTCGTCGGCGCCGACTCCGCATCGATCTCGTGCA